GTGTCCTTGGCTGTCCAAAAAACTGACCCATTCGGTTTCCTTTCGAATAATTGCACCTAGTACAAGCTGCTACAAGGTTATCTGGATCATCAGTGCCGCCCTTGCTTATAGGTAGCACATGATCGACGGTAGTTGCATCTTCTGATCCACAATACTGGCAACAATAGCCATCACGAATCAAGATGCGTAGTCTTATCTTAGACCAGAGTCGAGTGCCACCCTTAGCCCTTGCAGATTGAGCACCCATCAGTGATAGCCCTTATCCTTAAAGAATCTCCACCCATTACACATCGAACCATATCTCTTGATCACATAGCGAATAGACCAATCAACCTGGCTAAACCCATCAAGCTTTGCATATCGTTTATTTCGCATCTGGCCTATACCGTAATGCGATCCATTCTTGGCATTTACTCTCCAGTTGCTCTCCTTAGTAATAAGGCTATGAAAGCACTGATATTGCTCATCATTGATGATTCTTGAATGAGCATAGAGTTTGAGTAGATCGCTTTGCTCTACTGCCTTAGCCGTATTTACCGGCATTGTGGTCAATATGAGAATTGACAGAACTATGACGCTTTTATAAGTATTTAAGTTATTTTCTTTTATCTTTTTTTCTTTATCTTTTATTAAGATATATATATCTTTTAAGTATAGCCAGATAGAGCTACATCTTGTCAAGGATTGATTTTGGTGTGTCGCTTTGTCCACATGTGCCTGTGGATAGGCCTGTGGATATCTATTCAAGGCCAGCCACCATCTCATCATCGATGATCTTGATGCCGAATGCACCGCACCCAGAGCATTGTGTGAACCATTCATTAAGCGTTAATTCTGCGCTCTTGGTTAGTCCATGCATCTTGCGTCCGTCTCCGTAAAGCTTGGCGCATATTGAGCAATCAAATTGCAGTTGCCGCATACTCACTCCGAGTTAGGTTTTCGATGGGATTAAGATTGCTTTGATCGACCCACCATGTGTCTTGGCGTGGATTCTTAAATCGCTTGCGCTTAGCAAAACTCACCGGTAGCCAGCCAGCGATGAAATACTCTGGCGACTTGCCAACCACTAGCACGGCCACGTCATTGTCTCGATCGGCAGGGCTTACGATGAGATTGCCGCCAACGTAGGCCGTCCATTTAACTTCAATGCCTTTGCCTACGTCTGCGTTGCGCTTGCCCTGTGATGCGCTAATGTCAAAGTCAAGACCAAAGTAGCGCGCTACGCATAACTCGGCAGCTATAGATTCGGCGTATTCGACCACGCGTTCATAGTTGTTGAGTTTGTTGTAATACTGAATCGTGCCAAGATTGCCATCGGTAGCAAAGACGACGTGACTTGCCCGTTCATGAATAGCCCATTCATCGGCGGCTGACATGTGCATCTTGATCATATTGGCCTACACGCTCGGCATAGATAGATCATTAGCTCTGGTGGATCACACTTGACATAGCCAGCACCTTCGGCACCTTCTACCGCTAGGCATACTGTGCAAGTCTCTTGGCCTTGCATAATGTCATCAAGCTTGACCCAGCCTTGAGCTGTGTGAATCTTTAGCTCGCCCATCAGACTTGTGGCTTCCACTTGCCATCGGCTCCAACGACATACCAGATTGGAGCGCATTGATTGGCTCGATTGGCCTCTTGGCATTTGTAATGAGCCCACGCCTTGCCATTCTTCTCGCCCATTTTCCAGATTCTCGCGCCATGCGTACATCGCGGAGTTGGATCTAGCGGATTGACCACTACGGCGTTAGGTAGTAAAGCTTCTTGGATTCCCGGAATCACATCGCCGATTGGCTTGACTGCATTCATGCCAGTCCAAGGGTCATAATCATCGGCCGATGACTTAACAATTGTCGTATCAACTCGCTCGACTTGTGCCATGTTTTGAGCTGTTGGCCGCTTATCGGCTCCCAGCACTAGACCCACTGCCCGTCCAATTGCCGATGTCACCGTATCTTCAACGAACCACTTTTTCATCTGGACGTTATAGGTTGCCACGTTGCCGAATGCAAAGTCGATGCCAGATGGCTCGGCATCTTCAAACTCTCGATAGACGCGACACTCGACCAATACATAACCGGCCTTGATGTCGATGTCGGTGATTGATGTGTGGATCTTGCCTGTTGGGTGTGTAGCCCAGAATCGTTGAATGCGTGTAGCTACATCTTCATAGTTATCTAAGAAGCTCATCGAGTCACTTCCTTCGATACTGCGTGACGGCCAACTGCTCGGCCTCTGGCGTAGCCCTTGCGCTCGCCTTCCTTGACTCCCACTGTGTAGGCGGCCACTGCCCATAAGAATCCGGCGATGCCCATCATTATGATAATTGATGCTTCATTCATTTTTTGCTCCCGTGAGAGCCTTGTCTATGCTCCCAGAACAAGAGTGACATCAATGGCTGACATTGGCAAGAATGCCTCTCGGCGTGTCTATTTTCTAAGTGCTATTTCAAGAATCAATGTGTCCAGACGTGCCTCAATGCGCGAGACTTGATCCTTAAGTGACTTGCCACCATTGGGAGTTAGCTCTCGCATGATCGACTTCACCATGAATCTCATTGACGAATAGATGGCAGTGAGCACCGCAATAACAAGCCCACCCACCGCCGTCCATTCGCCTACACTCACTTCTGGCGACCGAAAGACATATCGTTAGGATTAGCCCATCTTGCTAATACTGGAACAATGCCAGCCACTAGCCCCATCGCTAAATCTCTTGGATTTGTGTTGCCTGTTAGATATACGGCAAGAGCTCCTGCAACTGAACTTCTGACCCATGATGCCGCGATTGCTTTGAATTGTGTCATTTCTTTTTCTCCTTTTTCGGCTTTGCCTGTGGAAGTGGCTCAACCACTGGATAGTCTCCTGCATAAGTGACCAATCGTGCGCGAGCGAAACCCACAATCTCCTTGCCAATATAGCGACGCTTAAGCATGACCATGCCGCCATTTCGCTGATCTCCGTCTCCAGACGTGTTGCCTTCAATGGTCAGAACGCTTGATGAGCCAACCTTTACCACGATGCCAATGTGAGAAATTCGATCGATGCCATCGTGTGGAAAGTCCATAAAGCACAAGTCGCCAAGCTGTGGCGCAGCTTCAAAGAATCGACCCAGCTCTTTCATCTTATGAGCACCGGCAGCCGTTGAGACCATTGATGGAATCTTCACGCCAGCTTGATCGAATACCCAGTTGCAGAATGAGCCACACCATGGCAATCCATCGGCCTTTGTAAATTTGCCGTACTTGGTCAGATTATCGCCAGTCTCTACTGTGCCAATTTCGGCCAGTGCAACTTCTATAATGCGCGCGGCAGTGCCGTCAGGATATGTCATCACGTTCCACGATTGGCATTATCCAACGGCAAGTCGCTTCATCTAATCCTAAATTGCCATCTGGCTCTGGCGCAATAAAAGCATCTCTGCCTTCATCGTATGTATAACCAATAACTGCATAATTAAATCTTATGTTGTTGTTGTAACTTGTACGCTTGCAGACTTGGCCTCTAAAATTGCCGTACCAAGTTTCTGTATCTAAACCTTCAATGTTTTCTGTTTCGTGGATACCAGTTATTACTTCTGTGACAATATTGTTATCATCTAAAAATGCGTAATGTGCCATTATGCCCAACTCACATTTCCAGTACCAGCCGTAATCGTGGCACGTTTATATCCGCCACTAGCTGCTGATTCGGTGCCAGTTAATCCAGCGCCGATTGTAATTGTTTTAGAATCCGCGTATCGAAGTATTACAACACCCGATCCACTTCCGCCTGTTGTTGTGCCGTCTCCACCTTTACCAGTATTTGCACTGCCAGCAGTACCGACGTTTCCGCCGTACTTGCCCGTACCGCCAACGGAATAAGTTACAGATGAACCTGTAATAGAAGTTGCCACTCCTATTCCAGCAATACCGCCCGTAGCAGTTGCGATTGTGTTACCACCTAGTCCGCCTGCGCCGCCGCCGCCAGCTCCCGCGTATGGATAATTTGTATCTGAATTGCCACCAGCATAACCTTGACCACTTGTACCAGTGCCACCAGTTACTTGCGAAGGATAAAGCGCATCATTACCAGCGCCGCCGCCAGAGCCGCCATTTTTTCCATTTATATTTCCATTCAAATAAGATCCACCACCGCCGCCGCCTGTTGATGTAATTGTCGAAAATATTGAATTGGAACCGTTAGACCCGAAATCGCCACTGCTAGCCCCAACTGCGCCACCTGCGCCAACAGTTACGGTGTAATTGATTGCAGACGATAGCGTAAGCGCGCTTTCTAAACCGCCGCCGCCGCCCGTTGCCGTAACGGTGCAACGCATACCACCTGCTCCGCCGCCGCCAGCATTGGTGTTTCCGCCGCCGGCGCCGCCAGCCACAACTAAATAATCAACGCTAAAGGTACGCGGATAACCACCTGATGACATAATTCCAAGCATTGGAGTCATTACGAAATATCTCCAAAGACTATCCAAGAGTTAGCAGCTAATTTTTTACATGTTGCACCAGAATTGGCTACACGCAATTTAGGCGTGGCACTTGTAGCACCAGTTGAAATTACTGTTGTCGTTCCTGGAGTCACTGCGCCTATTGTTGGCTGACCAACTCCAGTAATCCAGAAGACATTGATCTCTGTACCCACTGCAAAAGCAAAAGTTGCATCTGTTGGAATGTTAAACTGTACCGATGTCGCTGCGTTCATCGAGAATATGTTGCCTTCATCTCCTGAGACGAATGTGTAAGCGGCAGTCTTTGCGCTATAAGTCGATGGGATAATATCTGGATCAAGCCAAGTAAAAGCCATATTGGTATTCGATGTTTTTGAAAGCACTTGACCAGTTGTGCCACCGAGAAGATATTGCATTGATGTGTCCACGCCTTGTCCAAAGACGTTAAAATCTGCCGGTAAATCAGTGACAAGATCTGTTGCAGTCGGCATGACCCAGCCGAAATAGGTTGTTGGATTAGCCATTCTTGTTCCCTTTCGTTATGAGACTATTGTGGCATATTGCCACTCTAAAGTCGGCGACACGGTATTCCACTGCTCTACTATTGGCACATCGTTCCATCGCATGGCTTGCAGTGAGTAGGCCAGTGGTGACATCAGAAGGGTAATTGCGAGCTCATTGTAAGAGGCCTTAAATGTCCAGCCTTCGACGAATCCTTGAAAGACTCCCGATGACATATTCGGCGGCAAGTCGTTTAGTGCTATTGGCTGACCCATGAAGATATTGATCAACGCGTCTCGATCGGCATTGTCTAGCTCTGGATTGGTGAGCGTGTAGGTAATTGAATCAAAGATTGGCTGTGGATAGGCGCGCAAGGCTAGATAGAATGCCGCCTGATCCGTTGCATCGGCTGAGTGTTTAATGGTTGTCGTGATTATTTGAGCCAGATTGCCATAGAGACCGATTGATGCTTCATCGGTGTCGCTGACTTCATTGGCCGATAGTGTGCCGTATTTGATGGTCAAATCGTTTCGGACATCTCCTGCCCGTGTCTTAATTGTGATGCCTTGGCCTAAAGCTTGATTGGCCGTGAGATCGGTGTATCCGTATGTCGAAAGATAAGTCGTCCGATGCGTAGAATCACCATAGGAGATAAGGCCTGACGCGGACTCGTATAAATATCCTGCGCCGCTACTGGCTAGAGCTGCAACCAAGTCATAGACCACTGTGCGATCAGATGCCCTTTGTGCCAGCTCATAATTGCCCGGAGTATCGATTTCGCCAAGCCCAGTATTGCCAGCGTTAGCCCACGTTGTCGTCGGATCATAAGTATTCCACTGGAGCGCGGCTGGCACCTGTTGCCATTGTGCAAAGAGCACTTCACGCAAGATTGTCTCAATCTGATTGCCTTCGAAGTCCTGAGTCAAGACGCCATCTGTGAGTGCCTTCTGGAGCCGTGCAAGGGCTCCCAGAGCTGTAATGGTAACTTCCTGCGTGTAAGCACTAGAGCCCACCTGTGAGACGCTGACTGAGATGTCCACCACTGATCCGCCGAAAATTGGCACATAGACGGCCGATGTGTCTTGGACTTCGATGGAGATTGTGTCATTGATTTCGTAGGGCAGCGCAGCTTGGCCAAAGATGATGAGAGTAATGGAGCAATAACCGGCTTGTGCCTGTGTGTAGATATTCGTGCGCCCTGACGTAATTGAAAGATTGGCGATGACTGAATCAGTGACATCAGTGCCATCAATTTTAACTCGCCAGACTGGAGCCCATTGAGTCATTAGAAGAAGCCTTGTGGAGCTGTTATGAGCTGACCGCCGCCGCCCGTTCCGCGATAGTAAGAGTCATTGAGTGTGTTCACGATTGTTCGAGCTGTGCCTTCGGAGTCGATTGCGCCATTGACTGTGACGTTGATGGTTGATCCTGTTGCCAATTCTGCGCGGCGTATTGCTGCCGATTGAGTAAGGGCTGTGGAGAAGCTTGTGCCGCTTGCCCCTGCTGCACCTGACATCGCTGCCACTAGACCACCACCACCACCACCGCTAGAGCCTGATCCACTGCCGCCGGAAACTGACGGTACGACAACTTTTGGAACGGCCGAAATTGCGCCAACACTTGGAACCGAGACGCTTGGAACGTTAATTGATGGAGCTGAAATAAGCCCGACATTGGGTAAGAATGGGATTGAGTTATACACGCGAATCAGTGCATTGATTCCTGCAACTGCTCCGGCGATAAGTGTATTGAGTCCACCGATGACTGCGCCGATCACGTTGATGATTCCACCGGCAATCTCGCCAACAACCTTGAACGCACCGCCAAGCACATTGACCAGCACTGGCACGACGTACTTTTGAATAAATGCGATGAATGTCGCAAACTCTTCTTTATTGGCCGATATCGCGTCTGTGATTGGCTTGAAGAAGTCTGCAAACTTGCCTAATGCTGGCACGACTTCATTGACTACGAACTCGACAAGCTTCTGGATAATTGGCAAGAGTTTTGCGCCCACTGATTCCTTGGCTTCATCAAATGTAACTTTGAGAATCTGCAATCGTCCAGCAAATGTCTCTGCGTTGGCCGCTGCTGCGCCGCCAAAGAGATCCGAGAGCTTGCCTTGCACTTCGGTAAATGTCATTGTCTTTAATTCGGCGGCCGATAATCCTATGCCTAACTTGCCAAGAGCTGCCGTGTTGCCGTCGTATGCTTTGCCAAGAGAATTAGCAACGGCATCAAGTCCTTTGCCTGTTGCCTGAGATATGTCAAGAGCAAGAGTAAGAAGATCTTGAGCCTTTGTGACATCGTTAGTCGATAGCGAAAGTCTCTGCAAAGCTGGACGCAGTTTGTCATCGGCCACTCCAGTGGCCAGAGATTGCTTGAGAATCTGCTGCTCAACTGACTTGATCATCTCATCAGTTGCGCCAGTTGCATTCTTAAGAGCTGTGGCCAGTCTGACTTGCGCGGCCTCATCTTCGATTGCGGCCTTGACTCCATCGACTGCAAGTTTAATTGCGTAGGCTCCGGCGGCGGCTGCAGCGGCAGCGAATGCCAGTCCTGCCTTCTTGCTAAACTCGCCTAGCTTGCTCGATGAATCTTCAACGTCGCCATTGGCACTTGCCAGCGATTTCTTGAGTTGATCTACATCGGCCAGAATTGAAAGCTTGAGTGTCCTACTTTGTCCAGCCATCACCACTCCTTCAATATCTTATCAAAGGCATTTTCCCACTTGGCAATCAACTCTGGCTGTATTTCGCGGAGTGTCGGATAAATAAACCAACCACGCGATCCGCGACCTTCTTTGCCTGACCAGATTGGGAACTGCTTAAACTTGTTAGATCCGAACTCATAACCGCCCCAGAGCTGCTGAGTCGTTGCACCACCTGAGAACTTTTGAGCTGCAAAGCCGAAAGATAACTCGCCAATCTTTGATGATTTTGAGACTCTGGAGCCTTGAGCGATGCGATTATCGGCTTTGTTGAAAGTCCTGCCAGAAGCCTCGACAATTTTGCCCTGTGCAAATTGTGCCAGAGCTGACGACTCTTGCTTAGCCTGAATCGTGGCCTCTTCGCCCATGGCCTTAAATGCACCTAGAACGCGGCGTAGATCTGCCTTATCGTAGGCAATCTCAACGCTGTCGCTCATTAGCTGTCTCCAATATCTCCATCGCCGTATAGATCTGCTCCGCCGTGACCCATTCGCTCATCGGTATCCCTGTCGCTATTGCTAGATCGACAAGGATCCGATTCACGCTTCCGGCGGCGTAGCTTTTGGGGCTACTTCACCGACTGTCACATCTGCCACTGTCTCGCACCAGACTTCAAAGCCTTTGATGGGCTTGCCACCAGCTTCGCGCTTCATCGCATTCCACGCAAGGAAGAGAAGATCCGATATCCCAATCTTCTCTTGCGCTTGTGAAATGGTGAGTCCAGTTTTGTTCTCCCACTTCGCCCACTCTGGCGGCTGTGCGGTGTATGTACCGAACTCGCCTGATACGTATTCGATAGTGATTGGTAGTTTCATTATGTGCTCCCGTTTCTATTGCGATTAACTGAATGTGTCTGCTGGCTTGCCATCGACTAGCATCGCCCAAGAATCTGTCTGTGCCTCTGGAGCAGTGCCGCCAACGGACGGAAAAACCGGAAAGACGTTGCAAGTAAAGACCGCGCCAGTAATGGCAGTGAATGACACGGCCAAAGTCGTGTTCGGAGCAGTATCGGCAGCAGTCCACATCGCTTCAAAGAGTGATGAAGCAACGCCCCAGTCTGCTAGTAGCTCAAGATTAAGAGTCCATTGATCATCAATGTGCTTGTATGCCTTGCCATCGAGTGTTTGATAGGTAGTGATGACAGGCGCGTTCACTAGCGTGGCGGCCGTCGTTTGTGCGTCATAGTTGACTGTGGCGATTGTCAAAATTAGGTCTCTCGCCGTTACGATTGTTGTTGGCATTTCTCTGTCTCCTTAGATTGATTGTTGTGTGTAGTAAGTGCTGACCGCGAGATCCGCCACTAGTAGACTTGATGCTCCGACTGATTGGATTGTCGGACGTTGAACGTCTCCGACAGTGTAGCCAGTTGGCATCGCTTGCATAATGCTAATAATAAGTTGTTCAAGATTGTCCAGTGATCCTGCGTTGTTGTTATAGGCAACGGCGGCAGTTACGATGAAGTTGATCTTCACGCGTACCGTGCTGGCACCGATTGTCGTCGTCTCTAAATAAGGTGCATCTGGCACGATGACACAAGCTGGTGGAATAACGGCCTCTGGTGGTGAGCTATAAACCGACGCGGCTACTCCTGCTAGAGCTGTGGCCAGAGTGCCTCGGCAGTTGATGGCAATAGTTGTTGGTGTAGGCATCACATGGCCATTGTTGAGACATCGATGTAATTACCTAATAGGCCAATGACACGATTTTGAAGTGATCTGCCCATGCGGAACGGGCTCGGCGTAAAGTCCACGCCTTCAATCTGACCGCCGGGAGCGACCACGCTCTGGAAAATCTCGACGCTGACGATGGTGACCGCCTGTTCGACGGCATCGACA